GGCTGACGCTGTTTTGTTTTTCCCGGACATGAGCGCCAGCGCAAATTTTCGTTTTTGCGTTGTCAGCACAGCCTCCTCCCGGGTCCAGAACGCACTCAGCCGGGTATGGTTCAGCCCATTTTTCCCGGCGTCTCATGCCGCAAATGTTAACTGCTGCCTGGTTAACATTTGCTGAAAAAGCCAGTTAACATTTTTTTCGCACAACAAACTGAATAATAAAGATAAAAACCGAAAAAATGCCCGGGCAGCCAGTTAACATGTTAACTGGCCTGAAACAGGAATTTTTTCTCTGCATGAGACGGGGGGCGGTGTCCGGAGCGATCGTTTTTCACGCCGGATGATACCCCCCCCCGCTCGGGTTACAGTCCGATGATGTCGTCCGCTCTGCCACTACCTCCGGACACCTCCGGCAGCGTCGGGTCCGGCATACCACCCGCCGCTTCACGAGCAGACTTTTGTCGATGGCATTCGGTACAGAGCGTCCAGAGATTCGTCTCCTCATTACCACCACCGAACTGAAGTGCAATGCGGTGATCGAGTTCACTGTCACAAAGGTCAACCACACGCCCACAGAGACAGCACTGTCCGGCATCCCTCAGCCAGATACGACGCTTGAGGGAAACCCGGGCACTGCCACTGACCCGACGCTGTTCCCCCCTCAGGACATTTATCCGCCGGGTGTTCAGAGTTTTGATTCTGCCCGGTAACGTACGAAGCACAGCCATGTAAAATCCTCGCCATATAGCTTGTCACCAGAGGAAAGAAAATGTCATCGAAAAACCGGACCCGCAGAACCACAATCCGCAATATCCGTTTCCCCAATCACATGATTGAACAGATCAATATCGCCCTTGAACATAAAGGTTCCGGTAACTTTTCAGCGTGGGTTATTGAAGCCTGCAGAAGAAGGCTGTCAACAGAGCGTTCGGGTATGAATTACATAATTAAGTAACATGGTGTTCACAGAACACACAGTTACCGGACACATCAGTTTTCCATTCGTCCCCCGGCAGTACAGGCTTCCCGTCTGACGGGATAGCCTGAAAAAACACAGAAAATTATTTGTTATAATTAATATAACTTACTCAAAAAAAAGCGACGAGAAAATCAGCATCAACGAGCAATAAGCGCCAATACGTGATAACAAATGGCAGCCATATTTATCTGCAGTATAAGCAATGGACAGGATAACCACACCAGAAACCGTCAGCATAAAATCCATTTGAACTTCCCCGGACAAAATCGACTCATCTAAAGATTTACAGCTCTTTTTATTATCAATATGTTAAAAGTAAAATAAACAGATGTTCAATAATACGAATACAAAAACGTGCTGAAAATCAATGAATCCATTTCTGTGTTATCAATTAATAGTGATAAACATCCGGCTTCTTCCACCATCGCACCGGACCAGCGACCATGAGGGGACAACGCCGCGCTCCGTTAACGCGGTAAACCCCGGTGTGTATCGTTTTTGATTATCCCCGCACACTCGCGCAGAGGATTCTCCCGGTCGGGCTGCGGTCTCTGTTAATGAGGGAATACAGCGACGATACAGCGCATGATGTGTCAGGCTTGAATACCTTTATCCGTTAAAAGGGATATCAGTTAAGTTATCCCGTGTAGGGTATAAGCCATTATCAAGCCCACCAGTAGATGGGCTTTGTAATGGCTACTTCGCTTTTGCTTCCGCTCGCTTACGCCGGCGCTCTTCTTTCCTCTCGGCTTTTGCCATGTCCATGAATGCCTGCATGATCGAGTTCCGCATCATGTAGCTAACAAAGTGATGATTGACACAGCCGTTGAGGCGCAGCTGCTCGCCAAACTCATCCACCGAGGCCAATGCTTCCATCATACCCTTCTCGCCTTTCATGAACTCTGAGAAGTCGCGCCCCGCTCTGGAGGCGCATTCAATGACACGATCACTCATCCCGGAAGCCCGGGGATCGAAATCTGCAACTGGTTAGCCAGGGAGTTAATTTCAGCGATCAAACCAGGTTTCGTGTAGCGCCATGCCGCGAGGCCTTGTCCACAGAAGCTCGCCATGTCTTTTTTCTGATCAAACTCATGACATTTCATGTTGAGCTGCGCACTTAAGCTGTTCCGATGATGAAGCTCTCCGGTGAAGTAATCATCGAGGACTTTATAGGCTGCATATTTAAATCCGGGGTTTAGCCATGCTGCGTAATCATAAGCAACGAACTTTCCGCCATAAGTTCCACCGTGCGCACCGCGTTCCGTAAAAACCACAGATTCGTGGTTTTTCTCCAGCTCAGCCAAGAACTCTTTGGTCTGCTTGTTTCGCAGGTAGTGGTACGGAGATTCAGATTCACTTTTACCACTGGCTTTCCACATATCAGTGAGGCAGATCATGCCATCTTCACCGATACGGATTGGTTGATTGAAGAGGGTTAATGATTTCATAGCGTGTACCTACTCTTTGAAATGAACCTTTGCCGCACAGGAAACCAGCCCACCGAGGCTCGCCAGCACTAACTGGTATCCTCAAAGGCCCATTCCAAAGGGGCAGGTTCGGTGTAAAAAACATGCGTTGCGGTACGCATTTATTGCAAAAAGCCCCGCATCGCGAGGCTCATTAAATGGACTTTGTGATTTGCAAAAAAAATTATTTCAGGCATTGCGTCCTGATGTACTCCTGCAGGTAGTTAACCTGCGCGGTTATCTTGTCGATTCCACCTCGGAGACGGTAATAATTGAGTTCAGCATCTGCTGTAAGTCCTGGGCTTTCTCCATCGCCCATGCTGCTGGCTCCGGTCGTTGACTTTGCACAGGTGGCGGAGACTTGCAGGCGCTTACGCCCAGCAGAAACATCAGCACGGAGACTTTCGATAGTCGCATTAGCATCAGCAAGCTCCTTTGTGTATCTGGCGTCAAGTTCTGCTACATCACGTTGCCGCTTCTGCATATCAGCGATGATGGATGTGGCTTTATCGCGCTGCTCTTTGTAGGCGATGGCGTTATCACGGTAATGATTAACAGCCCATGAAAGGCAGACGATGAGGCAGATGACCAGAACGTAGATAATCGCGGTTACTCTGCTCATTGTTGCCCCCACAAACAGACTTCACGCTCAATCTCACGGCGAGTCATCAGCCCTTTCCATTGCTTACCGCCAGCGTATGTCCAGCGCCGTAGCTGATCACATGCGCCTTTGATATCGCCCTGGTTTATTTTGCGAAGAAGCGTCGATGTTCTGAAATTGCCAGCGCCCACGTTGTAAACGAACGAGTAAAGAGCGCCGCGCGTTGTTTCCGGTATATCGACTTTGATGTACGGGTTTATTTGTCTGGCGACCGTGGCAAGGTCTTTATTCAGGAGGGCTTTGCATTCTGCTTCGGTATACGTTTTACCGGGCATGATGTCTTTTCCGGTGTGTCCATGACATACAGTCCATACGCCAACGATATCTTCGTATGGTATGTAGCTGACACCTTCCAGGCCATCGTCACCACTCGGACCAGTGATGAGCACAGACGCTATGGCAACAGCCCCACCACCAATAGCAGCAGCAACGGCTTTTCGTAATGATGGAGGCATTATTCACCTCTCGCAGCCTTGCGCTTATCTTCTTTAATCTTGAAATAAAGGTTTGTCAGATACGTCAGCAGGCCAAACAGCAGACTCCCCAGCACACCTATCGCCACCCACTGGGACAGAGAGACTTTGTCCAGCAGCTGCAGTAACCAGTATCCCGTCCCCACCGCTGACGTGGTGTATGACACACCCGTTGTGATTTTTTCCATCTGATGTATGTCTCCGTCACCGCCGACAGAAAATGAAAGTAAAGGAAAACAAAAAGCCGCCAGTGTCGCCCACTGACGGCCAACGCCGGGAGCCGTGATTATGGCATTCAGGCTCTGCTAAAAATGCCAGATAACATTCCGGCTCCCCCCTGATTCAGGTTATAAATGACACAATATCTTGACAACACCCATCACTGTCTGTCAGAAAATGTACTGCCAGATATAAGTATCATGTGAAACCCAACTATCCTTCTTAGCCAGTACTTCTCCGAGGAAAGTCAGTACTGGCTGTTTTTTTCCTTAATAAAGCATCTGTAACTGAAACAATCCGCATATTGATAATATATTGACAGGCATCATTGCTGTCTGTGAAAAATAAGTCTCTACAAACATATAAGGCCTTTTAGCCAGCGTCTTCTTTCAGGTCAGCCGCTGGCTTTTTTTATTATGCTGCCGGTGCATTTATCTCCAGCACCAGACTTTCTATCTCAACGCCATACGCTGCATTTTTTGTAACATCCGTCAGCGTCAGC